ATCAGGCTTTGTATATGACATGTCAGCTTTGGTGTAAGACATGTCGGCAAATGGACCGCCACCCGCCTTCGCCGTCCGAGCCGATTGTTTGAAAGCGGCGGCGGTCGGTGCGCCTTTGGAATTTGGCTTCCGCATTTTCTCTTTTGAACCGTGGGCGATGCGTTCTCGTTTGGCGTGGATGTTGGCGTACAACCCACCGCCCATTGCTTTTGTGTTCCGAGCAACGTTCAACGCCGCGGCAATGGACTGATCTTGCGGGTGGCCAGAATGCATCATCTCCGAAATATTGGAGCTGATTGTTTTTTGGGACGAACCTTTTTTCAGCGGCATAACGACCTCACGTATAAGTGACAGAAACGATCTGTCCTGTTCCGGTGGTGATGACAAGGCCGTCTGCAAACGGGACTTGAACTTGAAACACGCCAACTGTGTTGGGAACGATGTAAATCCGCAAACCTGTCAGAGAGTTGGTGTTGGAAGAATCGTAGACGGTTCCAGTTGTTGTTCCCGCTACAATAACAGAAACGTTGGCAAACCAACCACTGCCAACTTTAACTTGTCGGGTCGTTGCTGCCGCAATTTCTTTTGTGTTGTTTGTTCCCGCGAACTTGGCCAGTGCGCTTGGATATTCGCCAATTGCAATGACGCCGTTTTTCTGGGTGGTGAGGATATCGTCAAGACTTGCCATCAGAATTTCCCATCAAGTTGAGCACGGTAGCGCAGTGCGCCAATCCGGAGAAATGTTCCGTTCAACGCAACACCATTTGCGTCCGCTGTGGAGCATGAAATGCGCAATAGACGATTCCGAATTCTGACGCTCAAATACTGCGTGGTTGAATTCATTTCGTATGGGCCATATTGGGTAGGAGAATCTCCTGGATAATCTGCTCCATAAAAAGTCAAATACATGGTTGCAGAAGTTGCGGAACCAGTCGATTGTTGCGCAGTTGTTTGCCATTTGAAATCAGGCCAAATTTGATCAATGAAGATCAAGTTGTCTGCATCGTTCAACTGCATGTAACCCGTTTCAAATGATGACACCATTGGCGAGTTGCCAGCATCGTATCCGATTTCATGCTGCCAGATGTAGCCATCGCTGTCCGCGCCGAGCGGTGGCCCGAGGACAGATTGATCGCACCACGCAACACGATCCAATGTGCCGTAATCCCATGCTTGGGTGAGAGTATTATATTTAACGTATGAGTCGTTATACGTTGAATTTGTTGATGGGTAGAACCACATCACTTCGTCAAAAATAGAGTTTGTGCCACACTGGATCAAATTGCTATAAGGGTCGCCATTTGGATCCAAGCTAGTGTTCAAATTTTGAAACACTTGATCCCAAACAGGACAAGCCATGTCTTGGGGACCACCTTCGGCCAAAACGTTGAACCCTCCAGGAGACATCCAATATGCCGCTCTCCCAAGAATGCCAACTGCCTTTTGCGCGATCAAACCAACCCCGTCTGCGAGCTTGTTGAACCCGAACACATTTGGATAGCCAATGTATTGCATCGCCCAAAGAGCAAGATCCGTCCAAATCAAAGCCTGTTGGGAAGCCTGAATTCCGCCAATGATCGCACTTCCTTCCGCAAGGCGGAAAGAGCCAGCTTGGTTATTCGCCGAGGCTTGCCAAACGGTTGCGTCCCCTGCGTCCGACCACCGGATCAGCAACGGATCTTGAATGCCTGTCACTGTCGAACCGTAGGCCACAACTTGCCTTGAAGGCATCGCGATGAAATGGCCTCGGTTCGCGGTTGGGGCGGTCTCCAACAAAAACATCGTTGTTGTGTTGGAGGTTGGCGACCAATAATAAATCTCACCATTTTGAACATTTGCAGTGAGAATTTCGCCAAAGTTGTTAATCGTCCAATTGGTTGTCGTGATCGTTGGAGCAGAAGGATAACTAATTTTAATTCCCGCCCCATACCCTCCCTCGCCATAACCGCCAGAGCCATAACCCAAAGCGGCAAATGATGATGGAATGTTGTAATAATAATCAAATTGCGCACTGCCCAAATTCATAAAAAATGCAGTGCTACTCGTCGCGGCAGACGAGGCGGTTATTTGATATTGGGTTGAACTGATATATGTCGTAAAATAATCACCATAAATCGTTACACCCGCAGAAGTTGTTGACGTGAGAAACGTAGCCGTAAACCCATCTTGATATGGATGATTGGCTTGAGTTACGACAATTGTTGAAAACCCTGAATCAGGGTCAAATTCCGGAAGCGTTGAAATGTTTGTTGTTGAGGTTGCGACGACCCCGACATCAATCGTATAAACGTTAAAATACAAACTTGCAGCATAAGTTTGAATTGAATAAATTCCGCTCACGATCAAATTTGAAATGCTGATCGGCGTTTTTATCCAAGAAGAAAACCCGTCTCTTAATTGGTTTGGGGTGTAAATCGTACCTGTCCCTGTCGATGTCGTGTTGACAAGGGTGAGGGTGCCGCTCGCAAAAGTCGTTGTTGAAATATTGAACGTTGTGGCAGTCAAAGGTTGAGCGTAATAAGTCGTGCCTTGCGTGACTCCTGTCGGGAGCGACGTCCCATAAAACACCACGCTTGTGTCGAGGGTTGGTGCAACGGCGGCTGTGACTACGGTCGGCGACCCATTGGTGAATGAAACAGACTGAACACCCAACCCCGTGTCGTAAATGGTGACGATGGATGACCCGCTCGTGGTCGAGGCAAGCGGAACGGTCACCGTATGGACGCCGCTTCCGGCTGTGGTTGTTGCAATGCCAGTTCCGCCAACCGAGGTTGCTATTCCAAAAGTGTTCGCTGTTGGTGTTGGAGAAGTTGACGCGACGTAATAAACTGTTCCTGCCACGAGCGGAGAAGGCAAAGTGCCTGTCGTGGAAAATACAATCGGCATCCCTGGTGGGTAGGAGCTTGCTGTCGCGGTCACGACTGCCGGAGTCGCGTTTGTTATTGTTACGGTGTATGTGCTTTTCGGAGAATTAGAAGTTGTTTTCTGAGGAGTGATAACGTTTTCGTTTCTGCTCACTTCATCAAGAACAGAAATACTATCCTCTGCCCCAACAGCAAGAGCCGCATCTCCGACCAAATTTTGCCAAGGATGAATGTCCATAATAGTGCTTGAAACTGGCCCCTGAGTCGCCCAATCAACCCAACCGCCCATTTTCTGAACAAGGCCCATGCCTGATCTGTCGGGCACAAAACGAATAAGCTGAGACTCTGAAAACGCCGCCTCGTTCAAGGCAGGTGTCTTGTAGGTATCAATACCAGGGATCAGCTTCATCGTTGCGTGAGGCATGGGAGGTTACCTCGTTGGTGAAGCGACAGGGGATGGTGAGTAGGCTGTCCAAGCCGCCGCCTCAAACTTCTTGCGGATTTCTTCAACCAACGCGCTTGCTTTGAGGGCTTGGTATTGGCTTTCGTGACTCTGAGCCATCTGAGGGTCATCGGATTGTCGGCCAAAGTTGCGCTGATAAGCAGAGATGTAAATCATTGACGCCATGATGAACAAGTCCGGCAGATAAACGCTGATGAACGTTGTCGGGTTTGCGGCAGATAAAGGCGTCGATCGAACTGTTCCAGTCAACCGCACTGAATATGTCGAGTCAGGAGTTGGCCCAACAAGAATATTTTGCGATGTTTTGCCAGTTGTCGCAGAGTCCCCACCATAAACTGCAAAGTATTTTGGCAAACCTGTCGTCGAGCCGCCGCCATAAACGTTTTGAATATATTCTTTCCCGATTGCCAAAAGCGGAGTTGAGTTTCCTGTTCCGTCAATAACCTCAAACGTTTGCAAAGAAACAAACGACGATGTTGGGATCGTCAATGTGTTGTTGCTCGTTGAAAACGAATAAGACGAATTGCTGATCTGCGTCGAAAGAAAATCCAAATCGCGTTGCATCCGCAACTCGGCATAATCAATCATTGATGGGACAATGGTGAGGTAATTCACGTCGGTCGATTGCACAACAGCCATCGTGGCGATTTGTTCAACGTAGGTTGAGTATGTTAATCCGACCATGTCAGCCTACCATGTTGAAAGCGGTCTTTTCGACTTCGGCCACGCGACGACCCCATCCTTTGCCGAATGTACCCCATGTTGGCAGTGCTTGCAAGAAAGCCAACCGATCCTCGCAGATCTTGGACGCCAGTTCACGCGGGTTCATTTTTGCTACAGCGGCAAGTGTAGCAGGGCCGATAGCCCCATCAGCAACCACACCACAAGCATTTTGAAGAAACTTGGAGGCGCGAGCAGGACCGCTATTAATAGCCAAATCAAAAGTAGCAAAATCCACACCATGCGGGAGGTCATCACAGCGGCACTTGTCCCAGTACTTTGCTTTGTAGAGCGGGGCGACATCGGCGACTGTGAGAGCTTTAATGTCATCTTTGGTTACCTCATGGCCGACCCATTCTTCCCAAACTTTTTTGGTGCAACCGAGATTTGTTGCTCCTCCTGGGTCTTTGGGGTGATCGACGTATCCCCCTTCCGATTTCAAGACATGGGCGAGTGATTCTTCAAAATTGTCTTTCATGGCTCATTCTTTCGGTGTTGAATTGTAGATCATCTGGTCTTTCTTCTGAGAACCGGATGAAGACCCAAAGTAGAATGCGATGATGCCGCCCCAAGCCGTCTGTAGCGCACCAAGCAACAACAACAATGCCTCATTGCCTGTTGTCGGCAGGCCATAGACAAGCATGTAAATCAGGATGGCAAAGAATCCAACGGTTACTGACACCGCCAAAAGTCTTGGAATCCAATCGCGGGTCTCTGTTTGCATTGACCGAGCCGACTTGCGATCGTCCACCGCGATGCGCTCGAGATCAATATCAAGGCTCTTCATTTGGACTTTGAAGTCGGCGTCAATTTTTTTGACAGACGCAAGTTGCTCAGGCGAGGCAGTAAGCAAGGACGCCCGTATATCGTCCTCCGACCCGTCCTCGTTGCCGAGGAGTGCCATAGACAGTGCCTTCGTTGCCATACCCGCCAAAGGACCGCCCAAGGCGGTTGCCAAGGTTGGCGCGACTGAGCCAAGTAACCCCCCGAAATTTTTAAGCAGATCCATCGTCCTTACCTCCTGTAGATTTCGACCCTAACATAATGCCCGACAGCGTACCTGTCAGGAAGGTTGCGATCGGAGCAATCAACTTGAAAAGCTCTTGGTCGTTTGGTGCTTGCCCGTCAATTGGTTGCACCACAAAAATCAAGCTGTACAACACGGCAAACACCGTTCCTGTCAGGGTCAGGCACAGGCTGATGCCAATGATAAATTGGAGAAGCGCATGGAGTTCGTCTTCTTTGATCCTCATCGCGCAACTGCTCCGCAAGGGTTTTGTTTCAGGGTGTCTGCGGAACAGGTTCCGGATGCGGTGCAAATAGGAGGATTGCATTCAGGCGCGTCCCAGTTCTTCGGGTCTTGGCATGGGTAGCGGTAGCGATCTTCGCACCCCGACAAAACCAAAAATGCAACCGCTAGCATGTATTTCATTTGTGTGCCGCCGTTGCGCCAGCGAGGAGCGTAAAAGGATCCATTTAGCTCGCCCTCAGAACCACAATACCCCAAATCCATTGTTGATACTGATTTGTGCAAGTAATGGTTGTGGTAAATGTACCATCTGTTGTGACGTAAGCAGCAAGAACTCCCATTCCAAGATTTGTAGGGCCAGCTTTTCTATATTCAGTCATATTCGTTGCTGTTGCATTTGAGGTAACGCCACCAACCGCTCTTACTGCCAAAGTCAAAAATACAATATCGCCAATTTTGCAATCTGGAATATTATACGTGTAAGGAAAAGAACCATGCGAAACGATATTAGAATAGTGAACAGTTGGTTGCGAGGAACCA